ACCTAGTACGTCTACTGTCTTGAAGTTATCTAACTTCAATAGTTCGTAGTAGTAATCGTGAGATACTAGATATACTAACTTCGAATTATCTAGTCCATATAGGCCCATGTTTCTTCGTAGGTTAGCTACGGCATCTTCATTTACTTGTGCTTCCCAGGCCGCACCACCTGTATTTGTTACAGGAGTATGACCTGCTCCGCGGTTAACGACACCTGTAATAGGATCATAACCAGTTGTGTTAGTAAGAACACCACCACCACGTAGAATTGCACGATCTGAAGAACGAGCCATTCTTCGAGCAATAGCTTCATTGATAATCGGAGCTAGAGCTACGATGCTATCTTCTTCTTCTTCGTAACCAACGTATTCACGCGTTGCTAGTTTATAAGCTATCAACACTTGATCGTCGATTTCATGGTTAACTGCTGTACCTGTTGAAGTGTTTGTACCGTTACCAGTTTCGGCAGACGGGTTTGCAACTGAACGAAACGCTGCGCTATGGATCCATGTAGCATCGCCTGCTTCAGGATTAATAGGCATGTTCAATGTAGGCGTAGACATAGGAATAGTTCTGAATAGTGATTCCACTACTAGATCTTGTCTTAGCGCATTTTCAATACGCGTAGAATATTCATCTTCCCATTCGCCAACACCAGATGCCCAGTGTTGCGTTCCAGATTTAACAACTAAATCTTTGAACAGTTTTGTTTCTTGAATTGGTCTTCCCGAAATTTTAGACGCATAAATCATAGCATCTTTTTGCGCTGTAGTAAGTTCAGCCTTATTCTTTTCGGTGAATTCCATTTTGTTTGTCTGTTTGCTAGTCAATGCTTTTTCAAGTTCTTCTTTATCAAGACCTTGTTTCATAGCATCTCTAACTTCGGCCAAAGATTTTGCAATCTCGCCTTCGCGTTCTACTAGCTCAGTTCTTAGTTTTGCTACTAACTTTTCAGCAGCAGAATTTGCAACAGCTTCAATTTTGACAGCTTCTGCAGTTTCTGCGGCTACACGATCAGCAGCAGCTTTTTGTTCGGCTAACATTTCGCCGCGTACCATTTTAGAAATTTGAGTGGCTAAGTCTGCAATATTTACTGGCTCAGCTACCGACACTTCCTTGTTATTCTTATCTATAGTCATTGATATCTCCTCAACTTCTGACTTGATAAATTGATTTCTAAACTCTTGATATTCATTAGGGTTAGAAAAGTTTTTTTCAATACTAAAAAGCGCATTTTGATTAGCGGGAATAGACACTACGCTTATTTCTAAGAGTTCTAAAGCTTTGATTGCAAAGATTCCGCTCTTAGGGTCAAAATCCGCATCTTTTAAAATAAAACCTACACTAAAGGCGCCTAAAATGCCTTCCTTTATAAGTTCTACAATACTACCCGCTGCCTTGCTTATCTTACCAGTTATTGAAAGACCTTGATCATCCACTTCATGCGCGATAGTTTTACCAATTGGTTTTGAACTATCATGAAAAGCTAGGATGACAGGATTCTTCAGATAACTAGCTAAGGCTTCTTTACTTTTCCAAGCGTCTGATACGATAATGTCACCTTGACGGTCTACATCATTAGTACTGGCACGTCCTGTAATTGTAATGCTTCCGTCATCACCTTCGTCACCTTTGGTAAAGGGTACAAAAAGTTTTAAAACTTTATTTTGCGTTAGCATGTTATTTCCTTACTTATCTTCATCTTCTTCTTGTACATCGTCGTCTTCTTCTGGTCTTCCACCCTGTGCAGGGTCTACTGCGCTGCCAGCTATGTTTGCCGGGATTCTAAGTTTATCGGATTCCGGGTCACTATCTGCCTCAAGTCTAATCTTGAAACGCGCTTCATTCGGGGTCATAATTCCCCCGTTTACTAATCCTGTTAAATACTGTCCTTCATCTGCTAACTCAGGTCGCAAAGCTGTTATTTTTGCGAGATCCGGTTCCATATCCCACGCGAAAAACTTTTCGTATGAGCTAATCAATTTATTGCATAAAGGTAAAACTGTTGTTTCATAAAATAGCTGTATATTAGGTCTTAAGTTAGCGTTGTTTCCGGAATCTAAAAGTATAGGTGGCACCCCTAGTGCTTTTAGAATCTTCATTTCATGGGAACTAACGGATCCCTCAAAATCTAACTCGTTGAATTTTACTTGACTTAAAGGGTTAATCTTTAAATCTCCATCTAGAATCATGGGAGACTTGCCACCCGTTAAGGGGTTAAATCTTTGTCTCCATTGATACAATAACTTCTCTTTTAATTTTGTACCTAGGATGTTAGGAGTTGTAAGTATTAACCCAGGTACTGTTCCATTCTTAAAGAAATTTTCCTGAAATGCTAACATCTCCCCTAGGATATTTATACTGTTTTTTGTGCAGTATAATCTAGAGCGTCCTACTAAATTGGAAGTGGCGTTATTATCTTGGGTGTGTATAATTTCGTGTAGGCCATATTCCTGTTTCCCATCAAATAAATAGTGAGATATTTTTTGAGTCTTACTAGGTACTACTTCCATCCTTTCTGCGGGTAGATGATATAGATCTCGCCCATCGAAATACTGATACATATTACCGGTAAGTATAATGTCCATTAGTAGTTGACGGCGGAAAGTGCTAATATCTTCAACTGGATTTGGTCTAAAATTAAGTACAGTTAATAACTGTTTAATTTTAATTCTGCCTACGCCTTCGTGTGAGGGTTTAAATGGTAAAGTATCTGTAATATTTATATCTATCTCAGATGCAGCATCTACTATTAAATCCGTTCCTCTTCTAATAACTTCTATACTATCGTACTTATTTTCAAAAAAGTGGCGTTTATCTGCGCTAGGCTTTTTTCCACCTTCTAAATCATAAATGGTTGGGGAACCTCTATGCTTCCATTCCCATTCTAAACTTTTTAATATTCCCATTACTTTTTATCCAGGATAGTTATGCGCCCCATGTACCCTAGTGTCTTGCCCTTGTTAGTTAACTTATAACTAACGCAAGAGCAACTTGCTAGTGTACCATCCGGCTTTATAAATCTGTATAGGCAATGGAATTCTCTATCTTCCTTAACGGACTTATACCATTCAGTAACGACTCTTTCTCGATCTTCAAGTGCTATGGTATTTTGCCAACCATGACCCAAAACTTCGGAGATATCCCGTCCTACCACTCTAGTATATGTACGATTTACCCAGACACAATTTCCATTAATGTCAGTCTCGAATAACGCTTCGAGACCATCAGCGGATAACGCACGTTGTCGTTCTCTCACTGTATTTATTTCAGTGTGAATTTCAGAGATCTCATCTTTTATAGATTGTCCACCATTTGGTGTTAACTCATTGAAGATGTAATCAATCTTTCTAACTATTTCCGTCCATTGAAGTACAGCACTGATCATTGGTTTTATCCACTTTTTCCGAGCTACTACTAATGCGCTTATCAGAGCGGTTGTCGCAGTTATTACAACGGCGTACTCTGTAAGAAGTTCAACTAACACTTCTACGGCCATTTTAAATCCTTTTTAAACGTTGTATCTCTACCCAGCGTTCCTGTTTAGGCGCTGTAGTTAATGATGGACGTTGACCGTAGATACCATGTAATCTTTTATGGCAATCCCTGCATAAAGTAACGGCGTAGGTGAACATTTCATATTCATGGGAATTTATAAATGTGTCACGCACATCCATAACTTCCTCTGCACTACTTATTGTCAGGCCCTCTTTGGCCAGCCAATTATCAAATAGAATATCCACGGTAAGATAGTGGTGAAAGTCCAGGGACCCATCAACACCACATATTTTACACGTAGGATCTTTAATATACCGACTCTTTGCCCGATCCCGGACATACTTAATGGGGATTCTTTTAAGATTCGACATAACAAATTAAATATTCATTCCCACAATTTTTACTCTCAGTATATGCATTATGACATAAAGTTAACAGCATGTCAAGTACTATTTTTAGTTTAGGTCTATATAAATTTAAAAGCTATAGCCGAGACGTAATAAACTATCTTGACCTGTATTCCAATTATGCGTTCTACAGCTTCCGTCGACCATACAGAAAGTTTTCTCGTCTCCACTACCTGCATTAGAAAAATGACGTGCATGAATACTAAATCTAGGAGTTAGCTGATATTCTAAATGTAAGCCAATACGGAAATTGGTAGTAACTACCCTATCCGCATTTTGAAAGTAATAGGGCCCAATTCCGAACCTAAATCTATTACCAAAAGATCTTTCAGCGCCTACAAATATTTGAGGTCTTATTTCCCAAGTATAGAGTTTGCTAGCAACAAATTCCTGTTCAGTAACGTATCCAATAGTAAGATCATATCTACACCAGAAACGTTCAGTCATGGTAGCCATCCAACCAGTGCTGAAGTGCTCTATACCAACCTGGGTAGGGCCAGCTTCGATTATAGTTTCACCCATAGCACTAAAGCTAAGGAGTAATAGTAGTAATAATGCTTTCATTAAGTTATGCCGCCTATTGATTTTTCGTAAGTGTAAATAGCGTAGCGTATTGCATCCGCACAGTGAGACGCTCTAGTACGTTCAGGCTTCTGC